CCTATACGCAATTTTCCCACCACACAAAGCCGACACACAACTGCGTATAGCTGCAAAACGTTAGCAAACAGCTTAAAGAACTCCCTGTAATAAATCAGGATTTTCAAAAATATTGCCTATTACTTCATATTCGTAATTCCAATGTTTTCGCAATTTTATGTAACTACTTCCATACTCCATTACGAAAGCATTTACTTCTTCTGTAAAAACAATTTTATGAGTAGTTGTCATTGTTTGTCCTGTCCAATTCCCTACACTTCTTTTATAAGTTACAATATCGCCTTCAAAAATTTTATTTTCATTTTTATCTAATAATCCTGTAAACTGCATTATATTTTTACAATCTGAATAATGGTGCATAAAACTTCCTAACGTTTCTAAATCGGGTTCGCCTTGTATAGCCATATAATCACCTAAAGTTGATTCTATCCACGCTCTAAAACAAAGCCGATTTGCTAACACGTGTTTGGAGCAATGCGGGGATTTGTCTTTAATTTTAAGTTCAGTCATATCTGTTAAGTTTAGTTATTAATCGAAAATTAGTGCATTTTTAGCCCGCACTGCACCAAGCACGGAAACGTTATCGGCAACCCTACGACACATCTCCGTAAGTTTTGACAAAGTATTCATCTCTATTACAAAAATCGTTTCTGTGTCCATTTATACCATCACCATAAGCATCCTTGACTTGTTCCATCATCATTGCTCTTGCTTTTTCTAATTTCTCTTTGAAAATCCAACTTGGGATTTCAATTAAATAAGTGTTTTCTCTTGGTGAAAAATCATATTCAATAAGTTGTTCTACTAAATAATCTACTGCGGTTTGTTTCATTTTATGTAGTTTTTTAAGTTATTAATTCCGAAAGAATGGCAGCCGATAACAGCACATAAGCAAAAGCCCAAATTCCACCGCACAATGCCAACGCTATTTGTGCCTTCGCTTATCTGCAAAACGTTATGCCCAATATTAGAACAGTTCATCCGAATAGCACTCGTAACACATTTGACGACCATCATCAGCTATAAAATTTGCCTTACAAATGCAACAATTGCACACAGTATCAAAGTATTTATCTTGCTTCCAATTTTTAGGAGAATCAATACTGGGCATAACCGCACCTAAACAAGATGTCTCGTTTTCTGCTTCTAATAAAGTTTTTTCTGTATTCATACTTTTGTGATTTTAATTAAGTTTAGAGGTATAAATCAGCCACCTCGTTTAGCCGCAAAACGTTATGTGCAAGGCTACTATTCTGCTTCGATATGATTGTATATTAATTTCATTACCCAAGCATTTTCAAACTCATACATACCACAAACCGTACACGCCTCGTCTTCGGTATCATAATAATTTATCTCACCTTCTTCATTTTTCATAAAGTCCATATTTCTAAGGTCTATGATTACATATTGTCCTTTCATTTCGTTTTCAAATTAAATTCAGTGCTGATAAACCGCCCAGCACATAACAGCGGTTTGTAGCAAAAAGGGCTGATGTGCTACATTCATCATTTGTGGTTCTAATCGGCAGTAGTGGCAGGTTGAAACATTGTGCTTCTAAATCCCTTTCAGCTACAAGCCGCAAAACGTTAGGTGCAATTTTAGGACACAGTTCGCATTTCAACTTTAACTCTGTGGGTAAAATCCGCCTGTACTTTTTCAAGCCAAAAATGATAATCCTGGCCATCAATAAAAGCATAAACATTTGTGTATCTTTCTCTAAATAGATTTATCATATCTACAAGTGAACATGCTGCTTTTATATAGTCAGCGTTATGGTTTATGCTTTTCATTTCCAAACTTGGAATTGATGGCATTAAGGTATAGGCATAAATTTCGGCTTCAAACCCATGAGATGCTTTGCCTTCCATAGCATTTCTCAATTCATCCCACAAAATGCAGGCTTGGTTAATACTTATATTCATAATTCGTTAATAAAAACGGCACATAACAAGGGCTACTACGCAAAGCCCCAAAGCGTTATAATATTTTCTTTCCAGTATAAGCAGTTAATCGCAAAATCGCACTTTCAACTTTTGAGTAATTATCTGAACGGTGTTTTAAATCAATAATGTAAGTAATCTGTTCAATTGAACTAATTACCGTACTATGGTCATAACTTCGAGTTGTTAAACTGCCAATATATTTTAGTGATTGACCTGTAAACTTGCGACATAAGAAATGAAATAATTGCCTTGATAACATTATTTCACGTTGTCTAGTAGGTTGGTTTATTTGTTCCCAATTAATGCCAGTAACCTCTTTAATAACCTCTTTTATTTTGATAATAATTAAATTATCGTTGGTTACTTTAGGCTGCTGATATTGCACAGCAGCCATGTAAATGTTAAATGTTGGTGTCATTATTTATCTTTATTTAATTTTTTATAATAAAGTTCAGATTTTTCAATAAGGCCTATCATATCATACAAATTTTGAATACTTAAAGTTATATATGCTAAATTTTCAGTATCAATATTTACACTTTGGCTATAATCAAAAGACAATTCTAATTCATATAATTCAGCATCGAATAATGTAGCTGTTACGGATATACCATTTTTAATTAGTTTGCCATTTTTTTTGTTTAATATTTTTTCAATTTCCATTATTTAAATGTAACTTTTAACGTGGTGGAACTTGTTTTTTTAGGTGGGTATATGGTGTAAACTTCGCCACTAGTTTCATCAATTATTTGCAAAGGTTCTTTAATTGATTTTAAAAATGTTTCTCTATCTTTTAAAGTACTTTTAAGGCATTCTAATTGAGTATTAAGCATATTGTATTCTAAATCATTACAATTGCTGTAATCGTATTTAACTCCTGCTTCAACAATTGAAAATTCAGAGCCTTTAATAACTGTATTTTTTTCATACTGCGAAATTTCATTTAAAGCATTTTCAATTAATGTAGGTTTGATTTTTTCAAAAACTTTTTCCATTGCTTTTTGAAAGCGAAGTAAATCACTTGCAATTATTTGACCATTGTTTAACCCTTGCTCAAGTGAATAAGCAAATGTTTCAATTTGCTGTTTTGTTTCAGGCAGTTGACTTAGTGTACTGATTGCTGTTTCCATATTATTTTGATTGATTGATTAATAATTCTTCGTTAATTTTTGAAATTGAATACTTTGTTTTGATTTGCTCAATTGAGCCACCTTTTTTAATAAATGCAATAGCTTCATCAAATGGTTTAGTATTTGGATTTAACCAAACTTTGCCAGTAGTTTCAGTTGGTTTAGGTTGAGGTTTACTTGCTGCATTGCCATCATCATCTTCGCTGCCTAAATTAGCCATACTTTGCAAGCCATAACGCCTAGCATAAGTAACACCACTACCATGCGATTGAGCATCGTTTACTTTATTGCAAATAATTTCGGTAAATGCTGCAATCCATTCGCCACTTTCATGCAATAAAACAGTTTTAACAAATGGTTTACCCTCAATTGTAATGGTTGGCTGCCAAACGCTAATACCATTCTCGTTAAATGCAGGTAAACAAGCTTCTCTAATCTCGTTTAAGTCAGCATATTTTGACTTAAAAAATGGATTGTTTGAACTTTTTTTTGGTGTACTCATTTCGGTTTGAGCCTTAATAAGTGCTTTAGCAATTGTGCTAATTGATTGTGATTGTGTTTCCATATTTTCTTTATTGTGTTGCAAATATAGTAATACTTTTGGTAATACCTAACATTATTTATTTTTTATCGTAAAGGGCTGCAATAAATCTTTCATTTTCCAATGCTGTATCGTGCCATTCAACACGTGCAACTGCTAAGGCTTTAAAGTCATCTTCGGTACTATCGTCACGATTACAAATAACTTTTAAATTGTCGTAAATCTCTTTTTTACTTTCAACTTTTGCTGACATTTCCTCACGTTGTCGCCTGGTTGCACTTATTTCTTCAATTGTTGGTTTATATCTGCTCATTTAGTTGTCTAATTAATTGTTTAATTTGCTCCTTTTGGAGTGAAATTTGATTTTCTTTTTGATTGATTTTGCCGTATAAAACATCGTTATTCCAATCCACAAACCAAAGGTTATTATTTATTGTTATGTGATGGTTTAAAGTCGCTATATCCTCATTTAAGCTAGTTATTTGCTCAATACATTTGCGAATATTATACGTTAATTCGATTATCTTTTTAATCTGCATATTCTTTTAAACTAAAAGGTTGGTCCATTTTAATTAATGCAGTTCGGTTATCTTGTATTTTTTCATTATACCATTCATTTGCAATGTTTTCAGTACTTGGATATGCTATGCTAGTTTCTTTACCTTGTTTTTGGTTAGTTACTACCATGTATTCGCCTATGTCGTTACGTTGTAGGCTAACTGTTATAGGGCTTAAATTATCGCTTACTGGCGTTATTATTGTACGTTTGATTAATTCCATGTTCTTGGCTGTGTTATTAAATTTAAAGTAACTGTTAAATTGTTTACAAGTAAGTCAGCTTGTTTTTTCTTTAAGATATTATCATCTTCTATTGAATAATTGCGCAATCGTAATAATTTTTCATAACGATTTTTTAACTGCTCAATTCTTGAAACCTTTGGCGTTTCGATTTTCCTTGCATTTCCAAATAATTTATTTAGTTTTGCAGTTGTAAAGATGTTTTCCATATATTTTTTTATTTCTACTTAAAACGCTTCACTTTTGGAGCGTTTTTTGTTTCTACATAAATTTTAGATTTTGGATTTAGCTTTAATGTTTCTTTAATTAATGCTGCATAATTTAACTCACATAGCTTACTACTATCGGTTTTAATCAACTTAATGATGTTTTGTTGGGTGCAATTCATTTTAATTGCAATTCTGCATGTAGCTGAATTGTCAGATAGTAATCTGTCTTTTATATCTTGGTTTAGTTTCATGGTTATTTATTTCCTATTTGTTTATAGTTTTCTTTTAGAAAATCTGAAAAATATTGTTTCATTGGGAAGCTATCAATTTTATTGATATACTCATTAATTGCAGCATCTCTATTGCCAATATACCAAATATTGCAATAACAAAACATACCTACTTGTGTTGTTTCTTGTTGTAGTAATTGTTTAATTTCTTTTATTGTCATGTTTTAATCCTCAATTATTGATACTATTAATGATGTGTTATAAGTTTTTTGCAGCCATTCTTTTAGTGGTGTAATAGCATTGTTTACTACTTCACGATTTGGCATAAACGGTATTTCTTTTATTTTTACCGTTGCTAAATGAGCCCCTTTCATTTCAGGGGCTTCTAAGTCTTGGATGTATATTTTTGCTTTCATGTTAGTTATAAGTGCTTAGGTGTTAAATCTACTCCAAATAATTCAAAATGATTTTTGCATGCTGATAATAATGTGTTTTTAAATTTAGCATAACCACCTTTTTTAATTGCTTTAATTTTTAAAGAGTTAATTTGTTTTGTTGATTGTAATTGTGTCATATTTCTGTGCCTTAATTGCCTTACAAATGTAGTAATACTTTCAGTAATACCAAACAGAAAATAAAAATAAATTGTAACGTGCTATAAATCAAACAAATATTTTTTATAAAGTGCAATAAAAAAGCCCTCAAAACTAAATTTGAAGGCTAAATATGTTATTGTTTGTTTAACCATTTCCGAATAAACGAAAGCAAAACTAAGATAACTAAAATTAAAGGCAAAATAAACCAATAATCAGCCGCTAACTGCTTATACCATACTAGCTTTTTTGTGAGTACTGGTGCTTTTATAAACACTTCCTTTGTGTAAAATACTGTATCTCCTTTACATTTGCCCTCTAAGTAAATTTTACCGTACTTTTTTAAATATCGAATTTCAATTTTATCTTTAACCAAATAAACTGAGTCAACATCCTGGTTAAAAACTGTATCAACTTGAATACTATCAATAATAATTGTATCATGAATTATGGTTGAAACTTGAATTGTATCTTTGTTGCAAAATTTTTCAATAGCTTGGTTTTTGGTGTAGCAACTACATATTAAACAGTAAATAATTGCAGTTAATATGGCGATTATATTTTTCATTATTTAATTACTAAAACTTGTTTTCTATTTCCTTTTGCTTTGTAGGAAATGTGAACCCATGTAAAATCATATTCATTAATACATTGGTCAAAATCTAAATTCTTACATACATAATCAAATAATTTTTTGTTTTCTGCTTTACTACCTGCGCTTATGTCGATTGCTTCGCCTTTGCAATGCTGAGAAGTAGCCGAACCTCCAACTAATTTATTTACTTCAGTACTGCGAAAAAAACTATTAATTTTAATCGGTTTATTATACCAAACTCGCAAAGGTTCAAATAGCTTTTCAGCAACTAACTGCATAGCTTCTAATTGCCCTTCATTCGGTACGTTGCTAATTTTATTAGAAACTGCTTTTGAGCTAAATGTAGCTTCATCAATAGTTATGTGTTTACTTATCATTGCGTTCTACATTAATTTTAGTTACATAACCTCCAATTGCAATCATAGCTGGTATAATTAATTTTGGCCAATCTTTACTAACTACAAATGTTGTAAAATCAATAGTTGACCATGCAGTACCAACCGCAACTAATAAGCCTGCTAGTGTGCTGATTTCAGATTTGTATTTATATAGTAAATTTTTCATTTTAAATTTTTTAAGATTTTGTAAATTGAAAGAAGTGAAAATATAAGGGCTGCCAATCCTGCTAGTAATTGAACTACTGGCAATAAAGCCGCTGCATAAGTAATAATTACGCCACCCCAAACAAATATATTTTCAATAAATAAGGTAAGATTTTTGTTCATTTAAATTTTAGGTTCTACGTATTCGATTTGTGTTAATTCATTTAATTGCGAGCGTATTTCAGCAAAGTTTTCATCTTCTAAAACCTCAAGTCCAACTATCCAATTATCATTAACATCGTTTGCAAACTCTAATTTTGAAAGTCCATTTTTATAACCATTCAAAGAGTTGTATTGCGTTTTTGTAGCTTTTAGTACTTTCATTTTATAGACTTGTTAAATAAGTGATTATTGCAGTTCTAAGCGATAATGCTTCGCTTACTAAACTTGCACCATTGCCATAAATAGATACTCTACCATTTGTATTTAAAAACAAATTTTGTGCATTTAATATTCTTCTATTTTGGCTAATTCTTGCAGCAGTTGTTGTTATTCTACTTAGTTGTGTAGTTTCATTAAATAACTCTACATCGATTGCGGATGTACGATTAATTAACTTAAAGCCATTACCGCTCATATCAGCAGTTGTAAGCAAATTAGTAGCTAACATGTTAAATCTTTGATTAACTACATCAGCCATTAAAACAGCATCTCCACCACCTCCAATAGTTCCGAACACTGGTCCACTAGTAGCACCTATTTGATATGCAAATTCGCCTGCATTATTATTAGTAAAATTTACACCTTGAGTTGAGGCATTGAAATTAGTATCAATATAACTTGAACTACCATTGGAGTTAAACCCTAAATTAGTAGTAAAAGTTGGAGAACTTACTAAAGTAGCTTTTGTTCCACTTGGGTTTTTCCAATTAATACAAGCAAAACTAGCACCGCCATCATTAGCTAACACAAACAAAGTATCTAACTTAGCCCAAACTCCACTACTAATTAATGTATTTAAAAGTGTATTTTGTTTTACTTGCTGCCCTGTACTTGGTAGTGTATAGCCTTGCGCAGTTCCCTCAGCTAAAATAGCTTGGTATTGTGCGCTAAACTTTTTGCCGCCACGAAAACCGCCAACCCTAGCATTAGTTGTACTTATTCCTAGCATACTATTGTTGATTATAAGCTATTGCAGTTCCACTAGCTAAAGTAATTGCAGTTATAAATGTTCCTGCTGCTGCTGGAATATACATACCTGCACTAACTGTTGCACTTGTAAAGTCTTTTGTTGCTAATACGTTTACTCCATTCATTTCTAAAACACTAATTACTGCATCTGTATTAATTACAATACCGCAATAGCTTTTAGCTGTTTTTGCTGTTGCTGCTTTTATAAATTCGCAACCTCCTGAACCTATTATTTTTCCTAAATCTGTCATGTTATTTATATTTTATTTTGTTGGTATTTGACATCTATTTCTATCTTGCATTAAATCAAATGCTAAGTTCATTTCCCACCCATTAACCTTGTCGGGCAATGCTTCTCTAAATGGTGTTATTTGTGTATTAAATTGCAGTTCAAAGTAATCTTGATAAGTTGGATTGCACAAAGCAGCATAAATATCTTGGCTTATACTTAAACAATCACTTAACGTATCACGCTCATTCGTTTGGTTATCTTTTTGAATATCCATTACTTTTATATTCATGTTTATTGTTAGTGTATTACTATCAATTGAACTATCAATTACATCACACCAAACTAATGGATATTGTTCTTGCTCACTAGCTGAAATATCAGTAACCTCACCAAAATTAAACCCGTTTACTTGTGCGTGGTTTGTTGCTATTGTTTGGAGTAAGTCGATTATCTGATTTAGTGTGTAAAACTGCATTTTCTTTTATGAATTTTTGTAATTTTTCTTCGTTTTTAATTTTTGTTTTCATTTAGCAAAAAGTACATGGTTGTGTTAATTCTCTTGGTTCGATTTTAATTCCTCTAAAATTATAATTACCCATGCAACACCCATCGCCACCCAAAACCAAACCACTATTATAATTAGTTCTTTGTGGAAATATAGTATCTATACCTACTCCAGTTTGAGTTAAATACAATGGATAAGTTTTAGTGTTAGCAAGTAAAAATTTAGTTAATCTTTCAGCATATACTTGCGCTTTATTTCTTGCTTCATCCATTAAATCCCTAATTTCGCTCATGTTTGCTGGTTGCATATTATCAGCATTCTGAACTCCAACCGATTTATTAAAATACTTGTAATTCATTGATAATGGTAATTCAACTTGCATATACCAAATCATTGTATTAGTAATGTAATTATCAATTAAATTCTTGTTTGGAACAGTAACTGTATTAGCTGCTATTTGTGTTTTTAACTCATTGTATAAGCTAGTCCCCAAAATAGGAAGAATATAGAACTCTTGCACCTCAATAATAGTAGGTGTAACAATTTTCATGTCCACATTTTCCTGCAAAACTGACCTTTGTTTTAGTGTTTGCTCACTTAAAAATAATACTTGTGCTGCCATTTATCTTTTTTTAACAAGTTCTTGAACAAATACATGCCTACAATAAGGTACATTAGCATCTAAATTAGTATCATGTAGCCACCCACCTCTTCGCCTAAATGCATCATAGTTAGGTATTCCATACACTTGGCCTAGTTCTTTGCCTATATTTTCAATATCTTCTCTGCTAAAATATCTAGGATTATCCATCATTGCAGCGCAAAAGTCACGACTTTTACCGCCTATTTCTAATGGTGGTGCATCGCTTCTCAAAGCATATTTATAACGAATAAATAACTCACTAAAGCTAGGTACTTCTTTTTTATCTCCTTTTGGTGTTATAACTAGGTTCTTGTCAATTAAGCCATCAGCTATTAAAGTTTCCAAAGCATCAGTAATTTTAGTTTTGTCAACCTTTAAAACCTTTGTTAAATCTTCAATATTTATTTCAGGTGTTTTCTTTATAATGTCTAAAATACCTTGCTCTAATTTGCTAATAAAATCTTGTTTACCAAACATTATCTTTTTAGTTTTTACAACTGTAAAGTTTTCGGTTGGTTCGCCATACTTACTAAACGTTTCAAAGTCGATTAAGTCTTTTGTTTGTTTGCTAAACTTAAATTCATTAGGTGCAGTTACATCAGCACTTGGAAGTATTGCATCGCCACCATCTAAAGGTGCTTTACCGATAATTTTTCTTACCTCGTTTGGTGTTAATTGATTTAATACTTTTGTTGCAACTAATGGACTTAAAGTTGATAATGCATCTGCATCAGTAGATTGAACATTTACATCTAATGGTTTGCGTCCGATAATCTCTCTTAACTCATCTTTAGTTAAAATTTGACTTAGTGTAGCTTCACTAAAGCTAGGCATAATCGGTTCAAGTTGTTTTATCTTTAACTTGCCTTTTATTGGTGCAAAAATATTATAAATTTGTTCTTGAACTTCTTGTTTTGGCGAAACGTAAGTATTTGTAAATAAATTAAACGCATCAATCATTTCAGCACGCCCACCTAATTGACCTGGCACTCTTACACCGAATATCATTGGTGAAGTAATCTTATGTCCGACAAATATTTCTTGTTGAATAGTATCGTTTAAAGCGTTGTATTTATCTTGAAAATTACCACTATCTAAATCTTGAATAATAGCTACTCTATCTTTATCATCGGCAAAGTCAATTACTATTTGACCTGCACCATCAGTAGGCACAAACTGTTTATTCAATCGCCTTTTAGTGGCTTGCATTTCATCTTCAGCAGGAACTCCATTAACGAAAGTAACCATCTTACTACCTTTGAAACTGTTTTGAATTTCCGCTCTATGGAAATTGGCAATTTCAGCATCAGTAATAATAGCTGGTACTGCACCAATATATTCGGGTAATGTGTAAGTTTTTAAATTAGGTCGATAAGACTTGTAATAGTAAACACTTTCAGCTTGTTTTTTATTGGGGTCGTATGCAGGATAAGTTGTAAATTCAGGGTTACTATTTTCGTTACCGCTTATGTCTAACCATTCATTACTATAATAAAACTCGGTATTGTCATCATTGCTTCTAACATCGCAATAATCAACATGGTATATTTGAACTCCTTTGTTTCCTTTAGTCGCAACAACTTTTAAATAACAACCTCCAAATAACTCATTATCTA